CCAAAAGGAGAGCACAGGCAACTGTGCGTAGGAAGTGTAGCACTACGTGCGCCAGACGCGCAATCCTTTCACCCCATCTTCGATTACTAGCTTAGTCACTAGGTCTAGCTTGAGCCTAGCTGCTACTTGGTTTATCTCACGCCGAGCGGCTCTGTGGTTTATGCAGGGTATAAAAAACGAACAGCCCTTGAGTAGCTTTCGCCAGTTGACCAAGTAGCTGACGCCTTCAATCATCATCGCTGACGGGGCGGACCAGCTCATCCATCTGCAAGAACTCGTCCTTGGAAGTGTCTAGCTCTACTGCACGCACAGCAGGTGCAACCACTCGCATGCCCTTGGACATACGCTTGTTTGTAAGCCCAATAAGTATGCCCTTCTCATCGACCTTCTTGAGCCATTCTTTGTAGCTGATCTGCCGCTCGGCGCAATGCTTGCGGATCGACGAGACCGTGACAAACATGCGCTTGGTGTCTGGTTCGTACCGTATCAGTAGCTCACCCTTGGGCTCTAGGATGGGTGCTGCATCGAGCTTTGTACGGGAGTCAGCAACTCCATTGACCACGACGATGTTGTGCATGTGGGCGTTTATGAAGTCGCCCAGTATGTGCATGGACTCGGTTGTCGGCGGTGCAATCTCCTGCCGCATCTCATTGAGCTGGTCTTTGAGCCACTGATACACAGCCCGCATGTCGTAGTCGTGCAGCCCCAGCTTCTTGGCAATCAAGCCCCCGGTTATGTTGCAAGCTGCGATGGCTGACCAGAACCGCTCTCTGGAAGTGAACTGCACCTCGGCATCAATCTTGGCCTGCACCTGTCTGAGTGTGCTTATCGCATCCTCAAGGTTGTTCACCAGCCATGATGCATACACCGTCATTGCATGTCCGTAGTTCTCAAAGAGCTGGTGGTCAAACATCTCCTTGCCCTCGGCCACGCCGATTATGTTGCTTGGCTGAATGCGGTATTCAAACAGTCGCATCGACTCACCGTCAGGGGAGTCTTTGGCTAGGCCCAGCTTCTCATAGAAGGAAGCGTTTGCTGATGTGAGTGTCATGCCCTGCCAGCTAGTCAGGTTCAATCGCATCTCGTTGGTAGACGCTTTCATCCTGTTCTTGCCCCGCCCTTGGCTGATGCTGTAGGCCAGATCAGAGAACTCCATTGCGGTCGTGTTTGTGATCTCATCAATGGTGTTGGCCAAGTTGTTGAGTACGCCGAGCCTGTGGATTTTTGAGTTGTATGTATCCTTCCAGATAGACCCAAGCAGCTTGGGGTGCCCCGATATGCTGTTGCACATGTAGAGCGTTGTCGATTTACCTGTACCAGACGTAGGGTAGATCACATTGATGATAGCGCCGCTGATGCCCGTAAACTTCAGCAGTGGTGATCCAAACCCAGTCAGTGCAGCAAATGCATGCGGCTCAAGCCCCGGCTTGGCGTACATGTTGAAGACCTCTTTCCACTTCTCCAACGTGCCGCTCGGCTGCATGTGCTCGACAACATCGGAAGTTGTATGTGACGGGGGGCTATAGAAAACTCCGTCCTTTGTGATCTCCTTGTCGCCAACGATGATCTTAGAGTCTTTGTCTGTCCATCCAAATTGTGTTCGCATAATTTCTGCTTTCTGGGTAAGCTGCAAGTTCTTCACTGAAGTTATCATGTAGTTGCACAGGAGCTTCATCTGTGCTTCCCCGGCAGCTACTCCGTGCTTGGCCAACTCCTCTCGTAGCTTCTCTTTGACCACTAGAAGCGTTAGCGGTATGGTGAACTCCCTCAGTCCATCTCGGGGTAGATGGAGCCGTAGCAAAGCTGTCTCCCCCACCACTGGGTCTTTCATACGCTTTACTACGTACAAGTTGTTCTCGTACACGAGGGCTGGGTCTTCCTCCCCACCCAGAGATAGGTAGATAGCACCGCTCTTGGCTCGGAAGTACGGCTCGCATATCGGAGGGTAGCTGCTTGTCTGTGTTGGCGCGTCTTCAGAGTCTTCGTCTGAGTCGCCTTCATCAAAGTCATCTTCTCGGGCTATCTCTGTGCCGAGCACAATCGGTGTTCTGATGACACCTTGATTGGGGCAACCATCGCAACCACCGGGGTTCTCTCGCTCAAAGGTTGAGCAGAAGTGGGGGCCACCAATGTCTTGTGCTTTGTCCTCCGTCTCACCTTCAGAATAGTTTGGGTGATCTTTGGAGATGGTGTGAATTGCCCATTCACGGTCTTCGCAATGCGTGGCTATGGACAGTGCCGACCGCCACAGGTTGTAGGAGATGTCTGCTTGATTCTCAAAGCAGTGTTGCAACTGCTGACATCCTTGCCCCTGTGCAGTCTTGATCAAGATGGTGCGGAATCTCTTGACCTTGTTCTTGAACATCGACTCCATCAACGGGCTGAGCCGCCGTGGAATGAATGAGCTGTCTTCTTTAGGTTCTGGTGCGTTCAGTAGTGCTTTCCACTCGGCATAGCTCTTGACTTCAAAAGCTTCGCTGATCACTTGCACTTGGCGCGGGTCGTCTGGGTTCTTGAAGTTAAACGTGCCGGGGATACGCAGCACACGAGACGCTTCAAAGACTGAGGTGTCAACGATCAACCCTTCGGCCAGCACTGCATCTCTCAGAGCATGAGACAGGCTTTCCCATACGTTGCGTTGCAGGATTTCGGACAGCACCCAATAAAAGTGCAACCCATACCCTGAGTTGACAACAATCGGTCGTGGCAATCCGAGCTTGTCGCAGACCGTTTTGAATGCCTCCATGCCGGTGGCTTGGTCTATGTAGCCCTTGATCTTCCCGTTAACATCCGGTGCGGCTTTCTCCTCGCCGCAATCAATGTCCATCCACAGCGCACGAAAGTAGTTAGCGTTGTCGTGCTTGCGGTTGTTCATCTCCCCATACTTGGCACATCCGAAGTACGCATCGAAGTTGTTTGCCACCAACCAATTCACATGTTGGTCGAACTCACTACGCTCTTCAAAGAACTTCTGGCTTATGTACTTGCCGTTGCCCCACGCGCAATACCGTCCCTCTGGAGGGAGCACCACCTCTAGCAAGTCAAAATTGCTTGTCATGTTTAGTCGAAGGTGGAGACAGCGTGAGCGAACCCACGCTGTCTTGGTTACTTATCTGCTAAGGCTGGTTATGTACGAAGAGATGGGCTTGGTCAACTCTTGCCGAGGCATATGTACCCCACCGAACCAGTTGTACACGGTTTGACGAGATACACCAAACTTGTCGGCAACCTTTGACGCAGGCACACCCTTGGCTATACAGACACGGCCAAGCGCGACGCCTAACAACCGCCCGTCAGCGCTCTTGTTCGCTGAGACAGTGTATTGGCTGTAACCATGAGGCATGCTTACTCCTCTTTGCTCCACGCAGAGACAACGTCGGCAAGGTTTTTCTTGCCAGTCGGCTCAACTTCAACTTTCTTACTAGGCCGCTTCGTCGGCTCCGGGGTGTCGTCCACAGCATCAGCAGCAGGGGGCAGAGCAGCAGGCTGCTTCGTAACACCATCGGCCTTAGCCGGGGTCATCAGCACCAGCGTCTTGGTCATGTCATTCTCGGCAACCTTCGTAGTGACTGCATGCTCGGCGCGATTGATGTGGCGCGTAGCAGTGAACAGCACAGACTGGTTGTCGTTGTGCTCATTGAACGAGATGCGCGTGACCATGAAGTCGATGCTCTTGCCGTTGCTGCTGAGATACTTGGCGTAGTTCTCAAACGTGAACCCGTCATTGACGTTGTCACCGAACAGGGACTTCGATGCAAGGTTCATCTGATACACCTGCCCCTCAAGGCTGGTGCCGAAGTCTTGCTCCAACAGCACCGCAATACGGCGGGTGTAACGGCATGCCTTAGACTGGCCTTGGCCAGAGCCTTTGACGTTCTGCGGGCAATCCTTGCAGCTTGTGGCTTGCGGATTGGCAGACTCGGCATCGGGGGTACGCCCGTTGTTGCTAAAGCAATCAGGTGCAGTAGGTTCTGCATCTGGGCTCCAGCTCTTGGCGTAGAAGATACGCCCAACATCAGGGGATGCGTTGACAATGATTGAGTCAAGATCGCCTTTGATCTTGCCCATCTCCTCGCCACTGACCATCAGCTTGAAGGTGCCGTTCTTGGGCACGATCCGTTTGATGCCAGACTTGCCAGCGAGTTGTTTGGTGAGAGCACTGACACCTGCTTTTTGCAGGAAGTCGGGCAGGTCTTGGGTGACAACGAGATTGCTCATTTCTAACTTTCCTTTGAACGTCTAACGACCACGGTGAATTCCCGCTCAACATTGAGCCCAGCGGGGCATACGTCTGGATTCTCTTCAAGAAACTGCTTCATGTGTGTTTGATGCAGCCTCTTCTCAAGCAAGCCGAATGCATGGTGTTCAGCGATGAACCTGTGCATTGAATCCCAATCGTTCGTCCAGTACCGTG